AGCGCCTCTCGATCGACCTTGAGCGAAACGAAGACCTAGCCCGGATCGTCGCCGACGTGGAGCCGGGCGAAACCCTGCGCGCCACCCTCCTCGTTGTTCACACCTCTGACAAGACCCTCGAAGTCGAGGTGCAAGAGGTCGATGCGCCCGAAGGCGTCGAGGTTGAGGACGTCGAGGAAGTCGATGATGAGGGTGAGGATGAGGTTGAGAGTGCAGGCGGCGCCTACGATTCCCCGGCGATGAAAGTGATGCGTGGAAACAAAGGCTAATTTTGGGCCAATCCTGCCCAACCGAAAATCGCGGTTCACCACGCCGGCCAGCCTGCGGATCGACCTCCACTATGCCCGCATCGGAGTCATTGCACGCTGGGACTGGGAACGATTCACGCGCCTTGCTCTCTTCCTCAATTACACGCCCGAGGAAATGGCTTCGCTCATCTGCCTCCAGCACTCGCACCTCCATGGCATCCGCGAGCGAAACATTTTCCCAGGTCCAGCGGCGCTGCTGCTGACCCTCGTCGAAGCGCAGGTGCTCAAGGGCATCTCCTACGACATCATCTCCAACCCGCTACCAAATGATTCACCGCAAAGTCCTCGAAAAGACGGGGTGCACGACGGCCCGCCTGAAGCAGATCTTCACGGCAACGGAGGGGGCCGACCTGAAAATCAGGAAGCGGTTCGAGGACCGGATCATGTCCCGAATCACGGACGGGGTGCAGGCGGGATTGAAAGGGGCGCCGATCTGGCAGGCGGTTGACATCGCATGGGACTCGACGCCCATCCAGAAGCAGACGATTCCGCTCCTGCTTTGGGCTCAAGGCAAGATCACCGATGGCGGTTTGGTTGAGCAGCTGAAAAAGTTGCAATGCGCAACGGAGTTTGTGCGCAACATCGAGGTGAAGGACTCGGAAGGGAAAGTCACAGGCAGCGAAATGAAGATCGACGTTCCGCGCCTCTACGAAATGTCGATCAACCTGATCCGATCGTACATCACCCGCCGGCTCGCGTCGCAGACTGCGCGTTTCTCAAATCTTTGGCCGTACTTCCGCTATGAGCCACGCGGCGTGGACCTAGTTTCCAAGCTGCGTGCCGATTCGCTGTCGGAGCGCATGGATGTGATGGCCAATCATTACAACTACCGGCATTTTTTCCCGCAGACGTTCCGGCATCAATTCCTCTATTCGCGGTCGGTCGTTTTCCCGCGTTGCGCATGGGACCAGGTGAAGTCCTGGCGTGCGAAAGACATCACGCAGCCAGTGGACAAGCTCGAGCTCGAGTCTTACGTCGAGCGCGAGGGGATCGACTTTACCGCGCCCCATGTGTCTCGCGTTTTCTGGGACCGATCGGCGCCGTTGGCGAACATCAACACCGACACCGGCCCGAGCTACATCGGTTATTGGGACGTGGTCCCGTACCGCTCGATCAAGTCCGGCGAGTATTGGAACTGCGACGCCATCTCCGTTGGCTCTGAACTGACCGAATTGGTCGACCGATACAGCGGGTTCTTCACGCAGTATTTCGACCCCAAAATCCTGAAGTGGCCGGATCTAACGGCCGATCCAACGTCCACGAATGACCGTCGCCGCAATGTTGGGAAGTATGCTGCGGTCGACGATGACAAGGGGTGCCTGCAGACTCAGTATTTCGAAAAGATTAACCCCAAGCACGAAAGCATCGCCGACCTCAATGTCGACGTGTGGGTGCGACTCGGCGTCGCTGGAGACAACACAGTAGTCGCAGGCGAGTTCCTGACTTCTCTCCCGGCGTGCTACGGCGGCCTTAACGAAAACGATGACCGTGAGATCAATGCGTCGATGGCGACGGAACTGATGTCGTTCCAAGACCAGCTGACCAACATTTTCAGCCAGATGCTCATGAACATCCGGGCTGGCATGCTGCAAATCTGGGCGATCGACAAGGACGCGCTGGAGCCGGAAATGATCGAGTACGTGAAAAACACGCTGAAGTCGAAAGACTACTACGTGGAACCGAAGGCGTTCTTCTACTCGGGAGAGAAGCTGCGGAATCTCGGCGTTACGAACCCGACCGACAACGGCCGCGCGTTCCTGAGCATCATCCAGGCAAACATACAGACCACAATCGCCGAGTCGATGAAGGCGGCGATGGCAGTCCTGCAGATGGCGGACAAGCTGCTAATGTTCTCGCCAAACGAATCGGCCCAGCCAAATCCCCGCGAGGTCGCAGCCCGCGAGATCACGGAAATCTCCACCTCGACCGACGCAATCAAGACGTTCGTGTCTGACGGCATCGACGAGCAGCGTGCCGCGATCAAAAGAATGTGCTACGAGTCGCTGGTCTGCGAGTCGAACGATACCATGAAGCTGCAGGTGATGGATCGCTACACCGCCGCAACGGTGCGCGAAGCTGGCTTCGAGGTGAAGGGTACGTGGCGGGATGGAGAGATCCTCCCGCTCAAGACGCCTATCTATGGACAGGTCCATAACCTTGTTTACGACTACTACTACGACTCGCGCGACGGCGGCGACCGGCCAGTGAACTCGCAGGGCGCGAACGTCATGGCGACACTGCTCGGCCAGTTCATGCAGGTCGAGTCGATCGCCAAGGCGTTCGGAAAAAAGCGCCTGTTTGAGTGGGCAAACGAGATCGCCCGCATGTCGGGGGCGCCGACCGATCTCAAGCTGGAGCTCGACGAAAACGAGCCCGAAAGCATTTCCACCGACAGCGAGCTCGCCGACCGAATCGCCAAGATAGAGGCGTTCCTTGGCGAGATTCAGAAGATGCTCTCTCCGCAGCCTGCGCAGCCCGCGCAGCCTGCGCAGCCCGCCGGCCCCCCGCCGGCCGATGGCACCGCCGCGCCCCCCGCCGCGCTCGCTGCTGCCTGATAGTTTATGTCCACCCCCGCCGACACCACCACGCCGCCGGCTTCCGCGCCGGCAGCTCCCGCAGGTAACGCAAGTCCTGCTGCCGAAGAAACCGATCCGACGCTACGGCTGCTGTTCGACGCCGCCGAGAGCGAGAAGCCAGATCCCAGCGCCAGCACCGACGTTCTCGTAGGCAAGTCGCTGATTCAGACTATTGACGAGCCGGCGGGAGAACCACCTCCTGCGCCGCCAAAGCCGGAAGACAAAAAGCCCGCAGCCGACGCGCCGCCGAAGCCGGAAGACAAGCCCATCAAGATTCGCCGCACGGCGAAGCAGGAGCCGCCTGCGCCGCCGCCCCCGCCGCCCGCACCCAAGGATGAACCGAGGCCAAAGGAGAAGTCGGAGTACGAGAAATTCGAGGAGACGTTGATCGACGAAGAGCGCGACCAGCTTGATGTCGCCCGCTTTGCCGAGTCAAAAGATCCGGGCAAGTACAAGGGATTAGCCTCAAGGACACTGACGTTTCTCAAGGCGCATCAGGAATACCTTGAAAAGAATCCCCAAGCAACGGAGCCGGACAGCGAAGCCGCCGAAAAGTATCAGGAGTGGCTCGGGAAGAACACCATCACATTGCCGCCGCGCGAAATGCGCATGCTCGAGCGCGAGATGATCGCCGAGGTGACCCGCGAGAAGGTCGCGAAAGAGACTGACTCAAAGCTCAGTGAAATCCATGATGAGAATTTCAGGCGCGACAAGGAGCCTGAGATTCGGCGCGAGGTCGATGATTTCTTCAACAAGACCGCGCAAGCCGCGATCCCACCGGAGTTCGCTGCCATGGCACGCGAGAAGGGAATTGAGGAAGCGAAGAAAGCATTTCCCACCGAGTTCCGCGTCGCCTCCGAGGTGCTGACCGAGACGGCTGGCGAAGTCGAAGAATTCCGCCGGCTCACGACCATTAACCCGCGCACCGGCCGGCCGCTCGCCGCCTACGACCCGAACAGCCCGAAGCACGCCAAGATTGTTGCCTTCATCCGTGAGCAATGCGACTGGTTCAAAAATGGCGTACCTGGCGAGAATGAAGACCAGCGCACTGCGCGCGTCCGCGCTCAGAATCAGGGAGGCAAGCAATTCCTCACGCGCGACGAGTATTACTCGATGTCGATCGACCAGCGCGGCCCGTACTGGACGTTCACGCCCGAGCAGGTAGTCGCGATGCAAACCGAAGTCGCCAAGAGGCGGATCTCAGATCGGGTGAAGCAAGAATACTCGATGCGCGAATCCGAGGGCTGGGTCCGTCGACCGGCTCAGTCGGCAGCTCCCGAGCAACGGCCGGCCGGCGCCCCGCCTGCCCCTCGTCCCTCACCCATGCCGGGCGGATCTCCTGCGCCCGAGCTACCTGATCGCACCTTCGAACTGCTCGTCGGCGGCGCGTTGTGATCCAGCGCATCCCATCGGTGATGGAGCAGGGCATCAACGCCCGCTTCATCACCCATGCCGATTGTACGACCCGAAACTACAATTCAGGGATGGCAGTGGTTGGAGGCAAGACGTACCTCGCCACACGGTACTTCAACCGTGCGGCATGGCGCTGCGACATCGTCATCAATGAGCTTAACGGAATGGAGGCGAAGCCGGTTACTCAGCTCAAGCTGCCGCGCGCGCACGGGCGCGAGTGGCACGAGGATGCCCGCCTGTTTTGGCACGCAGGGAAACTTTACTGCGCCTACACCGAGGGCCAATACTGGATGCGGCCATGGGTGGCGGTGCAGAAGCTCGCCGTGCTGCGTGAAGACTGGAGCGTAGAGCGCGTCGTCACGATCGGCTTTGGTGAGAACAGCGTCGGCCAGGAGAAAAACTGGCAGTTCTTTTCGCACAATGGGCACCTCCACTTCGTCTATTCGATCGCACCGACTCATTGCGTTGTCGCGCTCGACGACGATTACATGGTCATTGGGGCGCACCAGACTGAAAGCGGGCTCAAGCTCCCGCTGCGCGGCGGAACCCCGCCGCGCAGGTTCGGTGATTGTTACTTCACCTTCCCTCACTTCCACGTTGAGCACGAGGGCCACGCCCGCCGCTACGCATTCTCCGCGCTCACCTTCGAAGCGAAGCCACCGTTCCGAGTTGAGGGGGTGACGGAGCCGCTGATCTGGGGGAGCGAGCACGATGGCGTGATCCTTAACGCCGCGTACCCACACTGGAATCCGCTCGTCGTCTTTCCCTGCGGCGCCCTCCTCGACGGTGACACATGGATGGTCAGCGCTGGGGTGAACGACTCGTTCGATGCCCTCTTCTTCATCGACAATGACGACCTCAAATTCCTCTCCGCGTAACGACTATGGAACGGTGCATCAGCTGCGCTTCCAGCTCAGTCTGGATTGGCTCGCGCCGCACCTCGGGCCAAAGGTGCGCTTGCTTGAGCTTGGCGGCACGTCGCCATTCTCAAGCATGATAATTCCGCGCGTCGGAGGCTATCACGGAGCGCCAGAAGACCTGCGCGGCAAGATCCAGCGGGAGGGCGAGCTTTATGACCTCGTTCTTTGCATGGAGGTGATCGAGCACATCGCCGACACGGACGGCCTGCACACCGAATGGCAGGGCGACGGCGCGCGGAACATGCTGCGTGAGACATTCCGCGTGTTGAAGCCTGGTGGGCTGCTGTTCCTCACGACGCCAAACGCCGCCAGCATTACAGCGATTCATCATGCACTGCAGCTGGGGCCACCAATGATCTACCGCCCTCACGTCCGCGAGTATGCACCGTATGAGCTCGATGTGCTGGTACGCGCCGCCGGCTTCGTGATTGAGCGCCGCGAGACGATCGACACCTGGCGAAATGCTATAACTCCACGTCGCCACACTGACATAAAAAACTTCATATACCAGGCAGGATTCCCGTCAGAATTGCGCGGCGAGGACATATTCCTGCTCGCCCGCAGGCCCATTTTAGAATCAGAGAAACCCCACGATCCCATTTTAGAATCGGCGAAAGTAGGCCCATAAACGGCACTTCGCCACAAAATAGCCTAAATTCGCAGGATTCAGGCAGCGGCATGGCCCGGCGTGTTACCTGTTGAGCGCTGTAACAACAACGTTCACCACACCCATGCGAGCCTTCCTTAATTCCCGTCTGTTTGCCGCCATTGCCCTGGGCGTGGCGTTCCTTGTCGGCCTGACTACCTCCCTCAGTGCAGGCATCCAGCCTGCGCTTATGTATGCCGCCGCGACTTATCTCGCCTTTAATGGCGCGGCACTGTTTGCGAGTGCCTTCAACTTCGATCATCGCTGGTATAATCTCGCGCCTGCCTGTCTGCCGCGAGTTGTGTCCGTCTCTTCGGCTTGCGGCTGCACACTCACCGCAACCTCGATCAAGGGACTGACGCCCAATGAAATGGCGTCGCTCGCCAATAAGGAGATCGACCTTGCCCGCGTCATCCTGAATGCCGCAGAGGCGAAGGTTCTTGGCGTGCAGGAGAACGGTCTCGCGACTTTCCTGCGGTCCACGATCAAGGACATCAAGCCGAAGCTGAACACCTCGAAGATCGACGAACAGTCGATCATCCTGCCGTACATCCAGCGCACGCAGCGCTCGTACATCAACGCCAACTACTTCACGATCGAGGCTGGCGTTGCTACGACCGGCGCCGGCACTGGCGTGATCCCGGCTTCGTCCTGGGATCTTACGCTTAACCTTGGCGCCTCGTGGCTCAAGACCGACCTCGCGCAGATCGAGCGGTACTTCAAGCCGGGCAACACTCTCATCGTTCTCACTTGGGATTCCACTTCTGCAAAGAACGCGAAGACCCTTGTGTTCACCATCACCGCTGCGGTCAACGCGGATGCCGGTGGCACCGCTAAGGCGAAGGTCTCAGTCGTCCCCAACATCACGGATGTCGGCTTCCTCGCTCTAGCCAACGACGCGGCCGGTCGCGGTCGGTATCGCCCGACCTTCGGCGTCGCCCAGACCGGCGCCAACGACATCTCTGACCGTGAGTCTTGGTGCCATGAGCCCCCGGCTGACCTGAGCCGGAAGATCCTCGTCAACTGGATTCAGACCACCCGTACGAGCCGGTGCGTCGACGAGACCTACCTCCGCATCCTCGATCAGATCATGAAGGGGAAGGTCAACCCCTACCAGCAAGGCTTCGTTTGGTCCCCGCTCGCCGAGCAGAACAAGCGCAAGGCGATGCTCGAGGAGAACGACTGGATGCGCTCTGTGTTCTTCGGCCAGGCGATCAACGAGAAGCAGACGCCTGAAACCTACGACCAGCTCCCGACCATCACCGACGTAGCGGACACGAACTGCCCGCTCGAATACAAGGCCCGCGCGCTCGGGTTCTTCCAGATCCTCACGGACTGCAATCGAGTGGTTGACCTCAACGGTGGCGCGCTGGACTTGGATTACATTTTCCAGCAGCTCTACTACCTGATGCGCAATCGGCAGGCCGATGGCGACAAGATCTCCGTGATCGACTCGCTGACCGACCGCTATACCGCCGCGAAGATCTACGACGCGATGAGCCGCTACTACCGCGTACGGTACAACGTCGAGACGGTGCGCCACGCCAAGATCGGCGAGAAGATCACCCATGAGGGTACGATCATGTTCAACTACAACCTCTACGACATCCCCGAGGTTGGCATCCAGTGGGCCGTGTTCCATGATCCGTTCTTCGACGACCACCTCTCGGCCTTCCCGGCCACGGTGAGCGGCGTGAACTTCAAGGCTCGTGGCCGGAACCTCTGGTTTCTGGACTTCTCGGACATGGTCATCGGCATCGGCAAAACGATGTCGGTGCGCCGGAAAACGCCGGATGAAGCGACCAACTCGCTTTACAACTGCGTGATCACGGCGAACCACAAGGAGTTCAACCTCCGCTCGCAGAAGTGGACCGCGATGCTGGATCGCCCGCAGCGCCACCTGATCATCCACAACTTCAGCGACGCCTGCCCAACGGTCACCGCGCAAAGCGACTGCTCCGCGATCAGCTAACCCACGGTCTGAGGCCACGCCGACATGCGCTTCTTCAAGACCTCCAACGCAAGCCGCCAGTACCGCACCGGCGGCTTGCTTGTTACTTTCGAACCAGTCGAAAATGTCGGCGGAACCTGGTCCGGGCTGCTGGCGGTGGAGGTTGACTCCATCGCCAGCCAGATCGCGGCGGCCGGCTTCACGCAGATCACCGAGATCACGGAAGCTGAATACGACGATCTAAAAAAAAAGCCAGCGACGCCCAACTCCTCATTTCGCGACTCAGCGCCCCGAGCCCCAACATCCAGCCCGCAGCTAACCGTTGCGGATCGTGCGGCTCCGGTCCCTACATCCTCAAGCAGTAAATCGCCAACGCCCGCGAAGCCCACGGCCACGCTCACGACCGGAGCGATCGACGTTCCTGATGAGCTGGCTACGATGGCGCCCGCCGGCAAGCCCCGCCGCCGGTGACATGGAGAGACTTTAAGGATCTGGTGCTCTCGTTTATGCCTGTGCATAGTCGCAGGGAGGGCATTCGCGTGTTGATCAATCAGTACATTAGAGCTGCCGTAGCTGACTTGCAGTTAGTTATACCAGCCATTCAGCCTAAGACGACGAGAGTTTTGACCCCAGCACACTTTGTGGCGAGTGGCCTAGCTGCGCGCGCAAGGCTCCCGGCTGGCGTAACTATCAACGACGTTTTCTCAAGGGATTCAGATGAGCCTGCTGCGCGCATAGAGCACCGCGTTGCAGATTCTCCGTCGGAGCTATATCTAATCCTAAATGCTGTACCGCATGAAGGCATTAGATGGGTCCACTTTGATGCGCCTCTAGGTGTCCTCACTGTCGCACCAAGCCCGATAGAATCTAACTATGAGGTCGTGGTTTCCTGGCATGGTGGAGTAGGTTCGTACGATGACAGCGATGACGTACCGTTCACCGAAAGGCATGCGGAAGCAGTGTCCGAGTTTGTGCTTTCTCGGCTTGCTCGATCCGTAGAAAAAGACTTGGCCCTGTCGCAAAGTCACGAGGGAAGCTATCGCTGGCTCAAAAGACTGATCTATCTCAGGCACAAAGAGGAGGCGGTTCTCCCTGATCAAAGATGATCATCCCGCGCTTCAATTTCAACCGGCTCGTCATCGGCGACACCATCTTGCTTGCCGTTGCCGTCAAGCGCGACGGAGCTCCCCTCACCCTGACGGGCAGCACGGTGTTTTTCACTGTCAAGGATTCGGCGGATCAGTCCGACGATGATGCGTATTTGGCCTACAAGACCGGCGACGGTATCACTCAGTCGGGGTCAAGATCGGATGTTCACTTGTCTTTAGTCGTGTCTGATTTATGGATATCGTATGTGGTTTTGTTGTT